CAGAAACAGTTGTTCCACGTGGAACAGTTGAAACAACGCAAGATCAAATGGATACATCTATTGCATCTGTTGGTAGTGATACAGAAAGCGAAACAACCGTAGAAAATATTATTGCTCAGAACCTACAGACAGCTCAAGAACAAGTTGCAGCTAAACAAGAAGAGACTGGCGAGTACGGCTCAGAGAACGCTATTATTGCTGTTATGGGCTTTTTACCAGGTTTTAATACTTATAGAGCTGTAGACATCCCTCAAAAAGAATTGTGGTATGAACCAAAAAGCATTTATACTAATAGCACACTATCAGACAATACTGCTGCATTTTATGGCCTAGCAGGACAGAGTATAAAAACTTTAACTGATTTAAGAAAATTGCAACCAAATTTATAGGAGGCTGAAATGAATTGGTTTGAAAACAAAACAACTCAACTAATAGCTCTTGCAGGCATAGTTACGACTTTAGCTGGCTTTGGTTATCAAGGCGCTCAGTATGTTAATAGGCTAGATAACCTAGAAGCTCAAATAGGCGGCATAGGTGATACCGAGCAAAAACAAAAAATTATTGAAGAAAGATTTGCTTCTATAGAAACATCTGTACAGTTTTTAGAAAAACAAATAGATGGAATTTCTGTTCCAGATGTTACTGAAATAAAAACAGATATAGCTACAATTAAAGCTGACATTCAATCTTTAAACAAAGAAGTGGATAAGATAGAAACAAAGATGAATGATAAAAATCCATTAGCGGGGTAATTATGAAATTTGGTTTAATTAAAAATGTTGTGGGAGCTTTGGCCCCTACTCTTGGTTCTGCGTTAGGCGGCCCGTTAGGCGGTCAAGCAGCATCAGTTATCGCTGGAGTTCTTGGCTGTCAATCAGATCCAAAGTCTATTAATAAAGCAATACAAGCAGCGACTCCAGAGCAAATGTTAGAGCTTAAAAAAGCTGAACAAAGTTTTGAGTTACAAATGAAAGAACTTGAAGTAGATGTATTTAAGTTAGAGGTAGCAGATAAGCAAGACGCTAGAGGCAAGTTTAGCAAAGACTGGACTGCAAGAATTATGGGTATAGCTGTTGTTGGTGGGTTTATGGGTTATATTTTTTTAGTAACTTTACAGCCGCCAGAACAAAACTCTGAAGCTCTTATTAATTTAGTTTTAGGATATTTAGGTGGATTAGCATCTGCGGTTATATCTTTTTATTTTGGCGCTTCAAATACACCTGATAAAGATGACTAGTAGAAAAACAGCATCAGATGTGCATTCAGATCTAAAATCTCACGAGGCAAAATGTGAAGAAAGATGGAAGACCATATTCAAAGAAACAGCAGAAATAAAACAAGAGATGAGCAATCTAAACGGAACGCTAAAAATGGCTGTATTTGGAACCTTTGGTTTTATGGCAACTTTATTAATAGCTTCTTTAACAGGGGTAGTAGCAATATAATGAATATTTCAGATGACGGATTTGATATTATAAAAAAATTTGAAGGTTGCGAGTTAGAAGCCTACAAATGCGCAGCAGGGGTTTGGACTATAGGCTATGGACATACCAAAGATGTGCAAGAAGATGATAAGTGGACTGAAGAAAAAGCAGAGTTTATGTTGTGGCGCGAGCTAGAAGATGAGTATGAGCATTATGTTAACAGCCTTGTTACAGTGCCAATGAATCAATGTCAATTTGATTCTTTAGTTTCTTGGGTATACAACTTAGGGCCAAATAATCTTAAAAGCAGTTCTATGCTTAGAGTTTTGAACGAAGGTAAATACGATGAAGTACCTGCGCAAATGAAAAGATGGAACAAAGCAAGCGGCAAAGTTTTGGCTGGACTTACAAGAAGAAGAGAAGCAGAAGCTTTAATGTTTGAGGGTAAGAGCTGGGAACATATATAGAATGGCTTTACAAAAAACATTATTTAAACCAGGCGTAAACAGAGAAGGAACTGATTATAGTAATGAAGGCGGTTGGTTTGATATTAATCTTGTAAGATTTAGAAAAGGTTTACCAGAAAAATTTGGGGGTTGGGCAAAAAACAATTTAAATACTTTTTTAGGAACTTGCAGGGCTCTGCATTCTTGGGTTTCTCTAGGCGGAACAAAATTCTTAGGTTTAGGAACAACCTTTAAATACTATATAGAAGAAGGATCTTCTTTTAATGATATTACCCCAATAAGATTAACTACTAGCGCAGGAGATGTAACTTTTGCTAAAGTTGGAACTGGAGATGCAACCATCACTGTTGCTGATACAGCTCATGGCGCAGTAAAAAATGACTTTGTAACTTTCTCAGGCGCAGCCTCTCTTGGCGGTAATATTACTGCTACGGTGCTCAATCAAGAATATCAAATAGCAACCATTGTTAATGCTAACTCTTATACAATAGAGGCTAAAGATACTAGCGGCGATCCAGTATTGGCCGCGGCTGGAGACAGCGGTAATGGTGGAAGCTCTACAGTAGGGGTATATCAAATAAATGTTGGGCTTGATGTTTACGTTCCAGGAACTGGTTGGGGTTTAAACGGATGGGGTGAAGGGGCTTTTGGATCAGTAACTGCTTTATCTCCAAATAATCAGCTAAGACTTTGGACCCATGATAACTTTGGCGAAAACTTAATTATGAATGTTAGGGGTGGCGGTATCTATCAATGGACTGAAAACAACGGCGTTGGAACTAGAGCTGTTGATATGTCTGGAATAGCTGGCGCTAATTTAGTGCCTACGGTTGGCTTGCAAGTTATTACTTCAGAAATTGACAGGCATTTAATTGTTTTAGGCTCTGATCCAATCAACGATGCAGGTTCAGCTAGAACAGGAACTGTTGACCCTATGTTAATTGCTTTCTCAGACCAAGAAAATAACTTAGACTTTGAGCCAAAAATTACAAATACTGCTGGCTCTTTGAGGCTATCTTCTGGATCTTCAATTATTGGAGCTGTTAAATCAAGGCAAGAAATATTGGTTTGGACTGATACCGCTGTATACAGCATGCAGTTTGTTGGACCGCCTTTTACATTCTCAGTTAACTTAATTAATGAAGGAACAGGCTTGGTAGGGCCAAAAGCAGCAACGACATCTACTTCTGCTGTTTACTGGATGGGTTACAACAATTTTTACGCTTACAACGGTAGCGTACAAACGCTGCCTTGCAGCGTTCATAATTACGTATTTAACGATATCAACCTTACGCAATCTTTTAAAATTAACGCTTTTACAATTGCTGATAAGAATGAGGTGGGTTGGTTCTATTGCTCTGCTTCAAGCAACGAAGTAGACAGGTATGTTATTTACAATTATGCAGAACAAACTTGGGTGTATGGCCAACTTAGCAGAACAGCTTGGCTAGATGCTGGTATAGAAAACTACCCTAGAGCTGTAAGCAGCGGGTATCTGTATCAGCAAGAAATTGGCTTTGACGATGATGGCTCGCCGATGACAAATGTGTTTATTGAAAGCTCTGACTTTGATATAGGTGATGGCGAACAGTTTACTTTTATCAGAAGAATTATTCCCGACTTTAAGTTTATTCAAGATACCAGCGAAAATGGTTCGGTCAATATTGTTGTTAAAACAAGAAACTTTCCTGGAGATTCTTTAACAACCAATTCTACTAGCGCCATACAATCTAGCACTCAGCAAGCATATGTTAGAGGCCGAGCAAGGCAAATGGTCTTGAGGTTTGAGTCAGATGATGATGCTGCAAACAACGGTAATTTAGGAATAGGCTGGAGACTGGGCGCAACAAGAATAGATATAAGAACTGACGGAAGAAGATGAGCAAGCTACTTCCAACTCAGCTCCCGCAAGCGCAAGGAGAGAGCGTTGCTTCCGCTACTTTTAATAGACTTATAAGAATTTTAGAGATAAACTTAGGAGCAGTAGACCCTGATAATACTTTGCAATTATCAACTACGCAACGTGACAAGTTAAATTTTAATCTTGGCACGCTAATCTTTAATACAACAACCCAAGTGTTGCAAGTATTTAACGGGACTGAGTTTATTGATTTGATGAATGAACCCAATCCTCAAGGATACGAAGCCCAAGGTTTACTGGGTAGTATTTCGGTAAAAACAAACGGAGATATTACAATAACCTTGTAAGATGATAATATAACATATGGAACAAGGTATGCTGAACAACAGACAACAAGAACAACTCCAAGGAATCGCTGCTTTAGGCAGAAATGAAGACACTTATCTAGCTCACGTAGCCCTAGATGAAATGGTCGTCCCAGCCCAAGCTTTACGCGATAACCCCCTTTTAAAAGTAGCAATCGAAAAAGCCATTTCGAATTACGGGATTGATTCAAATCAATTCTTAGTTGGAAATGGAAGCATGGATTTAAACCCTTTAACGGGTCTACCCGAGTTTGGCTTTTTATCTAAAATTTGGAAAAAAGCTAAAAAAGTAATTAAAAAAGTTGCTCCTGTAGCGATGTTTATTCCTGGCGTAGGCCAAGCTTTAGGCGCTGTAGGTGGATCTTTGTTGGGAAAAGTTGGTTTAGGCAACGTAGCCAGCGGTATTGGTAGCTTAGCTGCTAAAATACCAGGTCTTGGTGGAGTCGGAAATGCAATTACAGCAGGTTCTGGCGGAACTTTAGGACAAGCTTTATCATTTGGTAAAGGCGCAATTCAATCTGGAATAGGTAGTTTGTTTAAAGGCGGAATAGGAAATGCTGGGCAATCTGGGATAGGTAGAATTGAAGATTTTGCTAAATTTATGACAGGAGATACTGGTCAAACTAGAACTCAAGAACTTATGTCTGCGGGCTATACTGAAGAACAAATCAGAAATGCAAAAGCAGACGGAACATTTAATCAGCTAGTTGCAAATGCTAGAGCTTCTGGAAAAGTAACTGGAAGAGGTTTAATTGGAGGAGCTCAAAATGTTTTAACTGGCGGCTCTCCAAGTCAAGGCGGTGGTGGTATAGGTGGACTTTTTGGAGGAAATATGGGGGCAGCCGCGTTAGCAGGTTTGCTGGGAAAAACTGCTTATGATTCAGCCAAAGAAAGAATGGGCGGTATAGCAGAAACTCCCAAAGTAACAATGGATCAGCTAGGCAGATACCAAATGGCTCAAAACTTAGGAACAGGCGGCAGCAGAGCAGACTTCGGCTTAGCTCCTGCACCTGTAGCTTTAGACTTTGCTTTTGGCGGTGAGGCTAGACAATATTTTAATCAAGGCGGTTTAGCAACAATGATTGGTGAGCTTGATATGCGCGAAGGTGGAGAATCAGAAGGACCAGGAACTGGAACTTCAGATGATATACCAGCGATGTTAAGCGACGGTGAGTTTGTAATGACTGCCAAAGCTACACGCGGAGCTGGAGCATTTGACGTTAATAAAACCAAATCTGGTATTGAGCTTATTAAAGGTGGTAACGCTTCACGCGAAGAAGGCGTAAAAAATATGCGCGAGTTAATGAATATTTTTGAGGCAATATAATATAATGGCAACCCCACTTAATCCTGTTTTACAAGACCTTAGAAGAGCAGAAGTTATATCTGATCCTGCTGTAAGAGAATTATATTTTGGCTCTACTGATACGCCAGGCTTAATTAATCAAGCAACAAGAGCAGCTCAACAAGCTTTTTTAGATCAACCAGCTATTTTACAAGAAACAGCGGGATTATCAGCGCAAGAGCAACAAGCAAGACAGTTAGCTCAAACTGGTATTGGTTCTTATCAGCCATTTCTAGATAGGCAACAAAATTTAATACAACAAGGCATATCTGACTTAGGTACACAAAGAGGTTTGTTAGATGAATCTTTAGGCGGATATAGGTCTGCTTATGGCATGCAACAACCTTACTTTGGACAAGCCGAACAACAATTAGGTTCAGGGCTTGGCGGTCTTTTTGGCAGTTTAGGTTTTGGCGGACCATCAGCTAGACAGCTTCTTGGCCAATCTTTACAAGGTTACGATCCAAGAATGGCAGGCCAGTTCTACAATCCATTTGAGCAACAGGTTGTTGACCAAACAATTCAAGACGTTCTAAAAGCTGGAGAAATGCAAGACATCCA